CCTTCGGCTAGTTGCCCAATCAGGCGCAGCGCCGCGTTAATCTGGTCCCCGGCGGTCGTGCTCATTGGTCACCCTCGGTCGGCCACGCCGCGCCACGACAAGCTCGTTGGGCGCAACTTCTTCGCCGGGAGTATACCGCTCCCAGCCGTTTTTCTCATCTGCTTCCGCCTCGGCTTCGGCAATGGCGATCTTGTTGCCGTGCTGCGGATGCTTCAGGTAGATGGTTGCCAAAGATCGCCTCCTGGCTGCTGACGAAGGTAGATGTGGAAGTTGCCCGAGTAGGACTTGTCCGGGTTGTGGTGGTCAAGTTGCAGATCCGGCACCAGCCAGATGTCGCCGCCAATCGCTTCCCAGCGGCGGCAGAAAGCGTAGTCCTCACCCCACCAGACGCCTTCGTGCGCCCCGTGATTGAACAAGTCCACACTCTGCCGGTACTTCTCGCCGTAACACAGTTCCGGGTAGGCAGTCATGAAACGATCCACGGCCTTGTCGGTAACCTTCAGAAAACCCGCTGGCACCAGTTTCGCCTTGATGGCGCCGTCCTCGCGCACGATGGGGTAACCGTCGTGCGTGCTGTGGATGGTGCTCATGTAGGACACGTCATCGGACTTGAACCGATACGTTCCGGCCACGACGTCGCCCTCGGTCTGCACCAGCGTCAGCAGATCCTGCGGGTTCCACGACAGATCGTGGTCAATGAAGACGATGGTGTCGGCCTTAGCGTCAAGCGCCTTGCGCAGCATCGTCGCCCGCGCGGCGCTGATGTACGGGTTGCCGACCTCGTTGACCATCTGGTGCTCAATGCCCGCAGCGTCTAGCAGAGGCACGGACGCCTCGATGCTATCGAGGCACTGCTGATAGGGACGGCGGATGGTAGGAACGCAAAGGACGAGTTTCACTTAGCCGCAATTGCCATAAGGTTGTAGTTTTCCATGCGCTGAACAAGAACGCTTGAAAATCCTGCTCGCTCCAGCGCCGTGCGCAGCGTGTTGGACGTAAAGCCTGTGTGGTGCGCCATGTGCGGCTGGATAGGCAGCAAACTGCGCAGCCCGTAGATCATATCCAAGCCGGTTATGGGGCCGCACGGGGCGTTAAGAAGAACATCTTCGGTCGGGCGAACGTCTTCTAAGTCCGGCACAAAAATGACCGCAAACCCTTTGTCACTTAAGACACGATGAAATTCGCTGAGCGCCGTCTCTACATCATGCGGGTAGAGATGCTCCAGTGAATGGCTACTGTAGACCGCGTCAAACGGGCCGACGTCGCCCATATCCGTCATGCTGGCCACAATATCCGGCGCATGTCGGGTATCAATATCCAAACGCACTTCGTTAAAGTGCCCTTGCGCCCACTCGGGGATGGGTTCGCCCCCACAACCGACGTGCAGAAGCGAACCCATAGGCGTTACGCCGTGCCTTTCCACAAACCAAGAGCCGTCAGCGTTGCAGCAACTTCAGCCGCAAACACCGACAGATTTGTGGACACTGAGATGTACGACGCTACCGACACCACAGACGCGGCCTGAACGGCGGCAGCCCGCTGCGCAGCAGGGGCCTTGCCGTAGAAGCCAATCGTCCCGCCACTAACGCCGACTTTCAGGCCCTCAGCGGTATTGCCATCACCGACTTGGTACCCATCACCAACCATTGGAAGTCCCATGTTTCAAATCTCCTATTAGGCCGAGCCTTTCCACAGGCCCAGCGCAGTGAGGGTAGCCGCCACTTCAGCCGCAAATTCAGCAACTTTGGAGGCCGCGCTCATCACAGATGATGCGGACACAACGGACGCCGCTTGGATCGACGCAGCACGCTGCACGACAGGCGTCTGGCCATAAAACCCGACTTTGCCGCCAAGGGCAGGAGCCTTGCCGATGGTGGCATCGTCAAGATCCTGATCCTCGTAGGCTACGCCGATAGGCTTAGTGTAGGACATGGTTTACCCCCAAACGCGGACGGCCATTTCGGGACGAATCACCTTGTAGCCGTACAGAACGTCAATACGGCACGGCAGGCGGTCGTTGTTGATGTCGTACTGACGCACGATCCGCATGGAGATGCCGTTGTGGACCTGACGCGAGGCCATATCGACGCCTTGCGGCATGATAAGGTCGGCGGTGGCGAAGGTGATGGCGTCGCGGTGATAGGCCATGTTCTGCGGATACTGCGACGCAGCCGAGCCAAGCATCGTGATGTCAGCATCGTTAGCCGGGAAGGCGTTAACGGTGGCCAGCGGGTGCGCAGCGGTGTACAGCGCAGGGGCGAACTTCAGCGTGCCGGTCGTGGTCGCGGTCAGATCTTCCGTCACCACAAACTGCTGGAGCGAGCCAGTGGACTCACGAGTCTGCGGGTTGACCGCAAAAACGCTTTGCATGGTGAACACATCGCCAACTTTCCACGTCTTCGCGGAACCCGTGAAGGTAATGGTTAGCTGCGAGGTTCCCTGCGTGGTCGTGGTGCCGTCAACTTCAATGGCCGTACCCCAGTCGCCCGTGGTATGGACCTTCATCGACTGCGACATGGCCAGCTCCTCGAAGCCAAGGATGCCTTCGCCCATCAGACCCGACTTGAACTGACGGGAGATGGTGCTGACCGGGTTGAACAGGCCCTTCATGCCTTCCACCAGACCGGCGTTCGCAGCCGGGTTGACGGTCAGGTAGCGCGGGCTGGCGACCGCAGCCGACTCGTTCATCTTCTGCTGGGCCTGAAGCAGTACCAGCGAGGTCGCAGGCGTGGTGCCCGGGGTGCCGACCGAGTGGAAGATGTTTCGATAGGCGTTGGCGACGTCAGCGTCGATGCTGGACGCAAGCTGAGAGATCCTCGGCTTGAGCACTCGGTCGGCGAAGTCGTCAAGGGACATCGTAAGCTCAGCGGTCGTGAAGTTCACGCCGATGTGCTTCTGGCTGTCCACGGTCAGGGTGACCTGCTGCTGGCTGACGTCCTGCACTTGCAGGGCCGCGCCATCAGTCACCAGAGAGCGGTCCGGCAGGCGGATACGCAGGCTGGAACCGATCTTGGCGCCTTCGATGGCGAAGCTGTCATCGTAAGCGCGGTTGACGTTCCGCGTAATAACCAAATTGTTTTCCAGGCCATATGTTCGCCAAGGTTCGCTACGCCTTGACCGCCCTTTTGGGGCTGCTGCATGTCGCCATGCAGAGCAGACTATCTCTTCACCCTTTTGCAAGGGGCTGTGCGCTTCGGGCCGCTTGGCCCTACTCCCTTTCGGGATAGTCGTTACACCTTCTGTTGATGAGGGCATACGCCGCCGTTTTTGTGTTTACCGACCTGACAATTCATGCACAGAACTTGGTACCCCGAAGGAAACCCGCTCTTGCGTAACCAACGATAAAAGCCGTAGCCCGAGCCAGAGTATTTACCCGACTTGCGCTCTTCGGCCCCATCGTTGTTGATGTGGTCGATGGACAAAAACAAGCGTTCGGTTTCACCACAGCACGCGCATCTGTATCCACCGTAAGCAGTGAACACTTCGTCGCGGCACTGAGCTTGCGCTCGTTTTGTCTTTGCGGATTCCGCAGCCCGTATGGCTGCTTCTTCCTCTGGACTAGCGTTTGCAAGTTTGCGGTTGCGCCATTCGCGAGCATGGCCCCGGGACTTTTCCAGGTTTGCTGCTCGCCAATCACGCATCCGCTGGTTGAACCGTTCGCGGTTTCGCTCACGATACCGAGCAGCAGCTTCGCGGTTTTTTGCTTTGCGTCGCTCATTGGCATCGTCAGCACCCTTATCATCAGCTTGGCTCGGTGTTTTCATGTAATCATTCTACATGAGGTCCACCGAATTCACACAGTTATTTTTCTTGGGGTTACCCCCAAGGGAGACCGGTTAGTTAATCTCCAACGCTTTCCTGGTAATCATGTCGATTGTGAGAAGCGAATTACTCATTTGCCTTTCCTTTCAAGGAGTTAGCGTGCGCGTTGCTTAGCTTCCCACGCCTTGATCTGGCGCAGGCGCTCCTGTTCGATCCACTGGCTCGTCGTCAGCGTCTTCAGCGAACGAGGGTCCGTGGTGTCGTAAGCCGGAGCGCCGCTTGCCCGTGCGCTGACAGGCGCAATCGGCGGGGGCGCGTTCGTTGTCTTCTTGACCGGGGGATTGTCAGCCAACTTGGCCTCAATCTTGCCGATCTCCCGAGCCTGCAACAGCGGCGAGAGTTTGGAAATGCGCTCAGCCTCTTTCGGATTGGAGCCGAGGTGATATGCGATCTCGGGGCCAATGTCCGACGACTGAATCGTCTCAGCCATCACGTTTGAGATCGGCAGACGGGTGTTGTAGACGACCTGTTCAAAGTCGTCGTACCGCTCCCGCGCCTTTTCTTCCCGTTCGTGATAGGCATCCAGCAGAGCCAGACGCTGCCGTTCCGCATCCTGTTGTTGAAGAAGCTCTTGAGCCTTCCTCGCCGCCAACGCTTCCGCGTAGGCTTCCACAGACGGGAATTCGTCTGCCGGCGGCACTTCAACAGGGGCGGCGGCAGGGCGCTGCGACTGCTGGCGCTCCCACTTTCGCTGCTCTCTTGCAAGTCGTTTGGCTACGATGGCATCGAGTTCTTCTTGAGTGAAGGTCTTAGCCGTCTCAGCCGCATGTTCTTCCGGCGCAACTTCATCAGCAACAGGCGCAGCCGTTACGTCCTGTTCTGGCACGGCTTCCGCCGCTGGCACTTCCATTTCTTCGGACATCTTGATTCCTGAGAATCCCTGGCCTACCGGACCAGTGCGGTCAAACTGTCAGTGCCGCCACCTTCGCCTGGAACGCCTTTACTCGGGCGTCGAGGTCCGCACGGTCGCGGTCGAGTTTCTGTTGCAGAGCCTGCAAGTCCGCAGTCTGCTTGGTTAGCGCCGCTTCGCGGTCGGCCAGCGTCTTGTCCTTCTGCGCGGCGGCAGTGGCCTGCGCGGCCACCTGCTTGTCAAAGTCAGTAATGCGAGCGGTCAGTTCCTTCTCGCGGGCGTCCTGCGCCTTCTTCTTGGCGGACGCATCGGCTGCATCGGCCTTGGCTTCGGCTTTCAGTTGCGCGGCCTCGGCCTTCGCTTCGTCCAGTTCCTTCTTCGCCTGCTCTTTCAGCTCGGCGGTCTTCTTGACCGCGTCGATGTTGCCTTGCCGCAGCGCCAGTTCGTCGCGCAGCGCCGCCAGCTTTGCCAGATCCTGCGGCAGTTGGTCAGTGAAATACTTCACGTAATCCACCGGAGCCGCGTCGTTGAATGTGGTCGGCATACTGGCCTCAGGCGTAGTAAGAGATGTTGAGGACTGCCCCGCCGAGTTCTTCAATGAATCGGATCTTGGACAGGTCGCCGTCGTATTGCAGCGTTACGCCTTTGGCCAGCGGCATTCCAATGCTCGCGGTCGGGGCCACGCCGTCATCGCGCCAGCGGACGTTCTGAGCGTCGGCCACGATCAGCGCCAGCGTCGGCTTGGCGTTCAGACCGTTCTTGTCGGTCGTCGGCACGGTCAGGCCCGTGGACGCGCTCAGCGAGGTGATCTGCTGGTAGCCCAGGCAGGAAGTAATTGCTTTGACGGCGGTGGACATGGGTCACATTCTCCAGCGTTCGGTCAGGGAACGCAGTGTAATGATTCTATCAGTAACCTCTTCAACAGGTGCGCCGCTCCAGACCAGACCAACGGGCAGGCCGGATAGAGTATACACCCCTGTGTCAAGAGGGAAACTAAGTGCAGAGCTAAAAGTTACATCGTTGCCGGTCAGGTTGTACGTGCCGGTGTCGAGCGCAAGGGTAAACGCACCCGGCGCAGCGTACACCAGCGTTACGTCGTTGCCCGTGACGTTGTACGCACCAGCGTCTAGCGCGATGTTGCGAGCCGACGTGAGCGTCGGGTCGTTGCCTGTGACGCTGTAACTGCCAGCGTCTAGCGTCAGGCTGTAGGCTGTGCCGCCAGCAGCGGGCAGGCCCGCCCACGGCAGTTCAGCCCACGGCGCTGCCGCCCATGTCACTCAGGCCACCCGCCAATCGTCAGTTGCTCGACCGCCTCGGCGGTGGTGCAGTTGTCCACATCAGATTCCAGCAGGTCGCTGCGAGCGCGTGTAGCTTTGATCCAGTTCCAAATCGCTTGCATCTGGCCCCACTCCGGGCCAGTGGTCTGACCAAGGCTGACCAGTTCAACCGCTCGGGCGGTCAGGTTGGCCTGCCGCCACTCGGGATAGCGGGCGAGGATGTGGGCCCGCGTTGCGGCTTTGATCTGCTGCTTCTTGGCGGCTTTGGCTGCGGGCAGCGCGGCGGCGGCGATCTCGGCGTCGGTGGGGCGGGGTTTGTTGGAGAGCCACTGAATATGCGTGGCGCCGTTTGATTCGGATAGAACAAAATCCGCATCTAGAACGAAACCCATAAAACTAAGTGTGGCATAAGCGTTCATTACAGCACCTCCGCCACGCAAAAAGTCGTCCCTGCAGCCAATCCTTTGCTGCCAGCGCTAGATCGGTATTGAAATTCCAGATATTCACCCACTAGTTTCGGCGCGAGTCCGGAGAAACCCATTTGGGTGATACCAGAGCCGGAAGTCCAGTTTTGATTTACAGCCCACGATGTAGGTGTCCCGTCAATGATTCTAATTTGAAAGTATTGTCCATCCGCCAAATTGTTTATTGGAAAACCCCATCCGCCAATAGTAACCACTGCATCTCGCCGCGCAACAAACTGGCTTGTACCTGTGTTTCCTGCATCGCCAATGTTTTTGTTGGCAGTCCAAACACCGGATCGAGCTGTTGGGACAACAAATGTATTTACCCCCTCCGTCGCGTTGGTTTGCGTTGTCAAGCGAAATACCATTTGGCACGGAATCCGCCCGTCATACTCCACAATCCAATCGGAATTAGCCGCAATGCACCGGAAAATCACGCGCTCGTTGCTGATGAACAGCCGCGACCATTCCGCACCAGCAGACCCGCCGTTGATGGTGTCGCCGGAAGCAGGTTTCAGCAGCAGTTCGTAGTCGGGATCTCCCGTCTTGATGAACACCCCAACGCGGTCACCCACGGCGCAGGTGGCGGGCAGCGTAAAGTCACGATCAGCGGTGAATGGTCCGATATCTAGGATGTGCATCGTGCCGACAACGCCCGTGACGGCTGCGTCGGCGTTGGACTGCACCTCATTCAAGCCCCAGTTATTGCCGGTCGCCGCCGTGGCGATGACGCTGACAATCGCCGCACTGGTGAACGACACCGCGCTGCCGCTGCTGGACGCCTCAAACGTGCCTCGGGTCACCGTCGTGCCGCTGTGCGTGTAGGTGCAGTTGCGAGCAACCTCCCACGACGTACCTTCGGTGATGAGGATGTCTACCGTGGCGTCTGCGCTGCTGTAGGCGGTGCCGAACGACTGATAGCCAGAGGTCGCTGCGTTGAGCGTGATCGTGCCAGTGCCGGGCGTGCCGGTCACCGTCATCTGGACGCGGTTGCGATGCAGGCTCATTAGGTCACCGTGAACAGGCCAGAGGCGTTGAAGGTGAGGGTAAACGTGTCGCCGTTAGCCATCGTGATGCTGCTGCCGTAGTCGAACCACGCCACCAGCGGGTCGCCGGTCACCGTGTCGTCGTAGATCACAACATAGCGGAACGGTCCTACAGACCCGGAAGCCGTCAACACTAGATCGTTGAAGTCCAGCGAAAACGTGCCGCCAGACTGCGACGACGACGCGGTCGTCAGGTTGCGCGACGACAGGTTGGTGT